TGTGGTTTGTTGTGTTTTTAATTTATTTTTTATTTTTATTATTTTTGAACATTGTTCATATCCCTCTACACTTTTGAAGAATTGTAAAGAATGAGTTAATACATCATCATAATCAGTTGCTGGTATTACAACTACCGATTTTACGTTTGGATGAACTAAAACAACAAGTTCCAGTGTATCGTTATCAATTGCCCCATCAATACCATCAACTATTTGTGAAAGTACCTTACGTCCACTTGATTTTAAAAACCGTTCAACCCTTGGGTTGTTTGTTGGATCTAAATATTTTCTCCAACCTACTTTTGAAAAAATTGCTTGTTTTACCATAATTTTATAGTATTATCCAATTAGTACCAGTCCATTGCGCCTCGGGAATTCGTTTTCTAAAAATCCCCAAAAAGCCACCTATTCTTTTATATCGTATATATCCAATGTAATCACCCGGAACTCCATATGGTTCATAATTCGGTATTATAGCCGCCGGAACTGTATCTGCAACTGCATTACTCTCAGGTGGTAATGGTTCAGGAGCCGTAATATCAACTCCATTAATTAAAATCGGGTCATTAACAGTCCATTTACCCAAATTCCCAACTGGTCGTAGTGCATCATCTTTTGGGTTTACCATCCAATTTATATGGTCAATGATATCATCCTTAGTTTGTATTGTAGTATCTATAACTACTTGGGCAAACTTTTCAGCTTCATTAAATCGTGTCCAATAATCTTTAAGTGTACCGTAATCTATTTGAGCTACCGTTACTAGACCTCGTGTAAAATATGGATTTGGTTCAAGTTGTGCCTCCTGTAATTTCTTTTTGAATGATACCGAAGTCCATTGTTCACTGCCACCATCTTCAAATTGAATTATAAATTGAAAATCTGTACCAACACTTGTAGAAAGTGAACTTACTTTTAAACTACTTAATGAAACCGAATTAAACGTTATCCAGTTATCTTTAGGATACTTTCCAGTTTGTAGTATAGCTGACCCGTTATCATCAAAATAATTTTCATATGTTTCAACTGACCCGCTTTCTATTGGATAGATATTTCTTTGTTCTGGCAACGTCTTGTATTTCATATCTATAAATATTAAATAAATAAAAATGTATATTATTTCACGTTACGTTTATTAAAAATTAATGCTTTCCAAGTTCCCAATAACCCACCGAGTAAATAACCAGCAATTGGTTGCCATTGTAAATTTAACATTGCGTTCATACTGAATGTTACAGTTACCAGCCAACAAATACTGATTAAAGTTCCTGTTATTAATGCTGGTGCGATTAGTTTTTCGGCAACGTAAATTACATTTAATGTCCTCAAATATAAAAATATAAATTGAGTAACCATTATAAGTAATGCTACATACCACGGATTGTTTATAAATTCTAACATTTATTCTGAAATTTCTTCAAATTCAACTTCCTTTATTTCTTCACAAAAATAATAAACCCCCTCTCGGTCATTCTTAAATGCAATATCGCAACCAAAATACTTCTTCACATCAGTTACGATATGTTCAATTTTTGGTATTTCTATAATTGCGTGAATTAAATATGGTGTTTTATTTATATATTGTATAGGTTGAAACCTATTTGCGAATATTTTCATAAGTTTTAACTTAGTTTATTTATTTCTTGTTTTACTTGTTCCCAATGTCCCTTTCTATTCCATAACCATTTTTCATTATGTTTTTTTTCATTTATTAACGCATCTACTAAAAATAAAGCACATTCTTTTTCTACAAATATAGTCGCCCCTAATAAAGTAAATTTATCTACTATTCTTTTTGCTGTGTCTTTTGCGTTCATAATAATATCTGTTTTATTTTTATTCTTTAACAATTTAATAACTATATATAACCAAAAAAAAAACTACTTTCGTTTAAGTATTTCATTTCTTTGCTTATTAAGTCTATTTGCTTCATCTAATTTATCTCCTATTTCACATTGGTTTTTTGTAATAACACCAAACCCAATTAATAATATTATTCCTATAATTACCATATTTTTGTATTTTTACTCGTTTCTTTGGTTATACTATTCAGTTAGCCACAATTAAGTTGCTTTCCTTTTTTTACACCTAGAGCATTCTAAATAATCATTAGATTGTATCCCTTTTAACTGCCAATCACAATCACCATCGCAACTTAACATTTCACTTCGTTGGCTAACAACCAATAAATCAAATAACTTGCTTTCTGCTTGTTTTCTATCTATTAGTCCTAATTCAAAGGCATTTACTATATCTGCTATTTTTATTTTTTCTTTCATCGTTACTTGTTTTTTATATCTAACCCAATCTTACACAAACCGTTGTAATTCATTGTTAACGTTGTAAGTAATTAAACCTACTAAATTTCGTAGTATTTTTTTATTATGTCATTTAAGCTAGTGGTGTAAGGTTCTTTAGTAATTCTTTCTGCTATTTTTATAGTTTCAGTAAGTATAAAAGATGCTTCTTCTTCAGTAATCAGCCCATCTTCTATTGAATCACCAAAAGAATCTCCATCATTTGCCAATAAAATACCCTTACACCATTCTTTAGCTATTTTTTTAAGTATGTTCTTATCCATAATTTAGTTTTTAAGTATTATAATTCCACCAATTCTAATCCCACCATCCTAATATATTATCTTTCATTATTTTAAATAATAAACTATGTGCTCTTGCCTGATTGATATTCCCTATGTTCATTGCAATAAGTTGCTTCTCATCTTCTCTACCTTTTCTATTAAATACACCTTCACCATTCAACACTCGTTTGTGAATTAATGGATATTTAGCAAAATAATCATCAAAGTTTTCTTCTAACTGCCGAGATTCCCATGTTGATGAACCTGTATTATCATTTATTGGTTCAAACCAGTGTTTTGTTTTATGATAATCGTCATATTCTCCTTCATAAAACTCATCATCAATTAATTTCATTAATTTAACACATAATCTCATATTTCTTGAGTCATGTTGAGCTCGTGTATGTCTATCTTGTTCAGCAATATAATTTGCCTGTGCTGTTAATTTATGTTTGAATATCTCAAAGATATAATGAGAATCCCAGTTACGGTCTTTCCATATGATAGGAAACCAATAGATAAGATTTTTTACACCTCTTGCAAATTCACGATGCATATGTTTTCCATCGTGTCTCCACCACATAGGTATGAACTCTATTTTTCTTCTAATCCATGATTTAGATGATTTCTCATCTACCCATTGTTCAAATATATCTTTTTCTGATTCCATATTATTTATATTTTATCCAATTCATAATTAATCGTCTATTTCATCTTCGTTGTAATATTCTTGAAATCCGGTCGATAGTGTAACTATTGTTAAAATAACCGACCATACTTCAAATAATGTAAAATGATTCATGGGTGCAATCAACCAGCCAAACCACCATACTATTACTGATATTATAAATACCATGGCCAATCCTACTAGCCAAATCTTAAAACTTTCTGTCATAATTTTTAATTTAATTTATGTCCTAATTTTTCGTGTAATCTTTTCATATGTTTACACGGTGAATATGGGTGATAGTTTTTTGCTGGGCACTCACAATCAGAAATCACTCCATTTTCTAATGTAACGTAATAATAAGATAACTTTCCAGTTTTCTTATTCCTACTACCCATTTCTTTATATTTATACTTTGTCATATTTTATGTGAATTCATTTAACATATCGTAAGTGGTGGCATCTAACGGATAAATTCCATATTGAGCATCCCTAGCTTCCAACCAGTCAGATATACTCATGGTGGTGGTTTTCGTTTTTCCATTAAGAGTTATATTAATTTCAATTCCGTCTTTCATTTTGTTATTTTTTAAAATTTATAATTAGCTTGCTTTTCAACTCGTGTGTCAATCATATCTCTCAACATATCACAATATACCCCAGTCTCCTTAGAAACCTCGTTATATTGATTATTTAACAGTCTGAATGTGTATGTATCATCCCAACCTAAAGTAATCATTACCCAACCGCTGTGAACGTATCCGTTTACTTTCAACATCAACGTTTTACTTTTGTGTTGAAATAATTGTGAAACTCCCCAGCTCCAATAAATACTCATATTGGATTTTAATACTGATAATGTTTCTTTAACATCAAATTCTCTTTCTAATTTCGTGTCGATTGTTGTGAAAAAACTTTTTTTACTCATGATTTATGTTTTAAGGTTAATTATTTATCTCTCTCTTTACTACATAGTAAATATACGAAAAACCTTTGGGTTTACCAAAGGTTTAATGTTAAAGTTTTGTTAAAATTTTAGTTTAAATTATGAGGTAAGAAAATCTTTTGAAATACTCCAAGTGCTGGGTATTTTCCTTCTAAATAAGCCTCAGTTAAAACCCTTTCACATACAAGTTCAAAATCAACCTGCGTTTCAAGTTTTGAAATTTGAGTTTCATATACAAATATTAATGCCGTTCTCGATACTTCCGAAACTTTCATATTGAATTTTTCAGAACATCTGTCAATTATAGTTTGGTATTCAAAATCGTAATACATTATAAAAAGTTTTTAAATGGGTGAATATTTCTTTCGTGTTCCTCTTGTATTTTAGCTGATTCAATTGGGTCATATGGTTTACACCACGTATCCCACTCAATCGAAGCTAAATATCGTTTCCAATTCCTCTTATAAATATCATTGAATTGTTCATCCATAATATCCTGAGGACTTCTACTTTGTTCATAATCGGCATCCTGCTCTAATTCATAAACATCATCATCTATCATAAATTACCATATCTACGTTTAGAAAGCCAAACTTTACCTTTGGTTGTTCCAAACTTTGATAATCTTGATATGTTATCGTTAACCTTTTCACGGTTATTTATTACATCTCGATTTTGCATCATTGTTTCTCCTTTTTTTTATTTTAAATAACTCGGTCCGTAAACTGAGTAACTTGCTGTTCCGTTTAATATATTTCCTCTTGCGTGTTTCGCTGGTGAACTCCAATTTGCCCCTTTCATCAAATCGCCAACTTTTATCGGTGCTTTTTTGAATACCCCATCATATTTAGAGATAAATCCCCAAACTGAACTATTTACAACTAACTTGTAATATTTTTTACCTTGTGTCATTGTAACTTCGGGTATTGGCAATGTTGAAAATTCATTAGTATAGTGTGTTTTTATGAAATCTTGTAACAACTCCATAAAATAATTTACTTCTACATCTATATTTTTCATAATTTATATTTTAATTGTTTAATTCTAAATAATCTGGATAATCGATTTTTGGATAAATAAATTCACCAAATCTTTCTTCCATTTCAATACCTTTGTTTAAAATATCAATACTCCATTTAACAACTTTCTTACATTGGTTATTTGAGAACTGACTCATATGAGTTTTCTTTTTTGATGTTCCTAAAAACAACGCCAATCCTTTGTAAACATTTGTTCTACTTGTGTATTTTCTATGTTCCCAAATCAAATCAAAATAACTATGAGCCCTATCTTTCCAAATTTTACTGTTTTGTTTAGAAACCGTTAATGAATGAAAATTTTTAAGAACTACTGAATGTGCTATCATAACTATCTCTCTTTATTACATAGTAAATATACGAAATCTAATCGGGTTTCACAACTCTTAAATGTTAAAGTTTTGTTAAAGTTTACAATTAATTTAATCTATATGATAAATATCATATTTTTGAAAAACAGTTAAATATGCGTTTTACTTATAATGTGCATTAAACCGTTCTTTATCTACTTGTTTAAATCCATATCCTTGCCAATCTAAAATCCCCAAATTTTCATCGATAGTATACCGTTCTGCAGAATCTAAATTAAAAAAGTTTTTTGGTCTTTGGAATGATTTCTCAAACATTTCTTTTTCTGTCATGGTGTTTTATTGTATTTCTGCGGATAATCCACATGTTAATAATGCCGAACATTGAGGTTCTAAATCAGGATACTCTCCAGTTTTTACTGAACATTTGCCGTTGTTATGTATAATATGAGCACATTGTTCTGCTTGAATATGAGTGTGGTTACATATTTCAATCAACGAACCAATTACATGTCCAAATGAATTTACATTATCATTAAAAATTACAATTTGATAATCATTAGTTTTTTTATCAAGAACATCAACTTCAATATCTTTTTTAGTTTTTTCCATAATTGTAACTTGTTTTTGTTTAATGTTCTAAAATTTCTTCTACCGTTTCATAATTTTCACGGATTTTTGAGGATACTCCCCTAAGTTCATAGACAGTTTCCCAATTTCCCTCTTTATCTTTTGAATGATAATGTAAAGGATAGGTGTCTAAGAATTTATTTTCATACTTTTTACTTTTTAATTGTTTTACTGTTAAAATTTTACTCATAATTTCTCTCTGTTTATATTACATAGTAAATATACGAAATCCCCTTGGATTTTCCAAGAGGATTATGTTAAAGTTTTGTTAAATTTGAATTGCTTCGATTTCTTTTATCAAATCTTCATAACCTTTACAGTTAGCTTCAATTTGATTGAAGATTTTATCACTCCAACCTGCAACTTCCGTTACATTTAGAGATTTGTTGAAAACCGATTTACCACCTGTTGCATTGATGTTTACACATACAGTATTACATTGTGGATTAACTGCTTTGAACTTTTTGAACAATGTTTGGAATGTTCCTAATCCAGCTCTTGAACTTCCATCCCATCCACCTTGACCACCACTTCCAATAACCATATCCGAAAATATAACTAAATTGTCAACTTTGGTTTTGTTTCTGATAGTATCATCTAAGAAGATGTACAATCCGTTTTCCGTTCCACCACCACAACTACCACCATCTGCGAATGAACGTTTGTTGTGTTCTAATAGACCTTGGGTTCTATCCATTTTTACAGGAATCAATCTATCACCAAATAAACCAACGTAAACATTTCTTTGAGAATATGCTAACATAGAACCGAATAAGTTCCCAATCATCGCTGTTGTAGTTTTTGAGAAAGCCGAAACTTTACTTGAACCACCACTATCACCACGTACTGAACCAGAGTGATCAATTAAAACTGCAGTGTTACCTACTAATGCTGGAATATTATCAACTGAATATTCTAAAGCTGTTTCCAACCCTTTTAATATTTTAGTTTTAATTTCATCCATGTTAGGTATAACATCACTTTCAAAAACAACTTCTGATGGGTTGTAAGTTTTCACTGCAATTGCTTCAATTTCAGCGTATGCCGTAGCAAATCTAAATGGTAGTAATTTGGAATTTAATACTTTATCGCGAGTAGTTAGTTGTACAACTGCATCATCAACTTTTTCAGGAGCTAATAATAAAATATTTCTTAGGTTTCTCACTAAGTTCATCATTGGCATACCTTTTACGTTTTCAAGAACCGAAGTTATTGCTACTTTTTTGGTTTCCTTTACATCTACACCAGTTTCTTTAGCGATTTTACCTGCTTTGGTCATTTCTTTTTCAAGAATTTTAGTTCCATATAATCCGTCTAAATCTTCACCAGCCATTAATCTTTTATACGCCTCAGCATTACCTTGTGTACCTTTTGGGTGCATTAAGTTTACTAAATCCACTAAAGAAATTTCTTTCTTAGCCATTTTGTATTTATCAATTAAATATGGATCCATAGATTCCAATTTCATTTTGAAACCTCTCTTAATAGAGTTAGCGATTTTTCTATTCCCTTTTGAGAAATAGTATGCTAAGATTTCACTCATATCATCAGGTCTTTGTGCTACTTTTTGGTAGAACCTTGCTGCATATTCCTTACCAGATAATCTTGGCGCTAATTCACCTGATAACAAGTGAGTTACAGAACGCATATTTGCATCTTTTCTTAAATACAACGCGAATTTTGCTACGAATTCTTCATCAACATTTGTAATCGCAGTTTTAATACGGTTTACAATATCATTTTCACTTTCGTAATATGATTTAGTTAAAAATGTAGTTAAACATGTTGCTAATAAATCTTCTTTAGCACTCATTAAATATGCTTTTTCGCCCATTTCGTTAATCGCAGTTGGCATCACTTTTGGTTTTGTTTTGTTAAATTTTGACATAATCTTTATTTTTTATTTTTTATAATGATAATAATTTTTCTAAATGGTCAAACATCGGTTTGAACCTTGGTGTATATGCTTTCATTTTGAAGTTTGGAAATTCTTGTCCATACTTTTTATACATTGATGAACCTGTCATCATTGAATATGTTGAGTTTGCAATAACATCACATAATTTCACAAATACGGATAATTCTTCTGCCGTTAATCGTTTCCAAAATACATCATCTTTTCTTTCAGCTCTCGTTTTACCTTGTGAATCAGTAACACCAAAAATGATATCTGCAACTCGTGTTCCAGCTCTGTTTTCTACATCTTTATATGTTACTCGTGCATCTTCAATTAAATCATGACCCCATACAGCCTTTTCTGCTAATACTTGTTCTTTTGCATCTAATAAATGTTTCCACTTCTCATATTGAACATCTACTAATGCTAAATGAAATGAATACGAATGTATAGTATCATATTTTTGGTTACATACTACATCGTGTTGATGTTTGCAATATTTTATCCAATTAAATGTCATAATCTTTATTTTTAAATTTCTGTTCCTTTTTTAATAGCTTTTTTAGAAAGTGTTCTTTCAGTTCCCCAAAATAATTTCTTTCCGTATTTGCGTAAGTGTTTAGCCCATTCCTTTGTTCTGGTGTATTGTCCTTTAGTTGCTGATGCCATATTTCTTTTTGGTTTTTATTACATAGTAAATATACGAAACTCAATTATGTTTTCCAAATATCAAATGTTAAAGTTTTGTTAAAATTTGACATAAAAAAAGGGATTAAAATCTGTGAAAATTCTAATCCCTTATAATTGGTTAAACAATGATATCCGGTCAAATAAATGATGTATCATGATAAATCAGTTAAGAGAGTCCGCCGGTTTTATTGCAGGTCTAGTCTTTAACCATTGTTTAGTTGTTATAAGGGAATTTATGACACGAGGGATTATTTATTCAGTTAACTAATCATTGTTGCCCTTTCAGGCTTTAACATTTATTTTTATCTGTTTCGAAGTATCTCGTATACTCACCACTTATTAATATTTTAAAGAACTTGTGTTTTTAATTCATATTGAATAGAAAACTATTTTATTTTTACCACTCTACCAAGTCTAAATCCGTTTGGTATTTTAGTATCTTTGTTTATTTTTTTACTAATTATTTCATCTGTAATCCAACAAGTACCATATTGAGAATTTTTAGTTCCAGTATACCTACCTTTAGCAGATTCCCTCATTTTCTTTTTAGTTTCATTGGAATGTGTTTTATCTTTCCAACTAAATGAATTCTGCCATGTTGAAGCAGTTCCAGATTTATGTGCCTTTATTAAACTTTTGGATAATTTATCTTTTACGTTTTTTCTAAATTCCAAATCAGTCTTAAACTTTAACGAAGTTGATTTCCCACCAGCTTTTTGACCAATTTTTCGTTGTTCAATAGTTAGGTGATTAAATCCTCCTTTACCACCAAGTACTAAATTTAAGCATTTAGGGTTTTTTAATAATTCTTCATTAACAATTTCTTGCTCTCTACTATACATAGATTTTGAATTATCAAAATATTCCAAAATTTCTCTTTTAAAGTTCTCTTTACCATGATAATATAGAGAATTTTTAAACCGTTTTCCAGAACCCAAATAACCATCTTCCAGATTAAATGTTTCATGAACACCAATATAAAATTTATCGTTTTTTATATTGGTGGTTTTGTACATAAAATATAGTTTACCTTTCATATACCTATAAGTATAAGAAAAAAATATTTTAAGTAAAAGTAGCGGTCGCAGGATTCGAACCTGAATTTAGGGTTATGAGCCCTTCGTGTTACCAATTACACTACCCCGCGATATGTGTTAAAAAAATAAGAGAAATTCGTAGTGGGTGTTGTTTTGATTAAATTTTAAATATTTGTCGAAGTAACCCGTTTACTTACTACTTATTGTTTTTTGTTTGAGTTTTCTGCGTTTAGCAGATTCTCGCATTTTCTTTTTTGTTTCTTCTGAATGCGTTTTACCGAAAAATCCATTTTTTTCACCTGAATATTTTTCTTTAGTAAAAACTCCATTTTTCCAAAGTTCTTTATTTCGTGAACTAATTTCTTCTTTTTTAATTTTAACCCATTCTGGATTATTCCAAAGAGTTTTGTTCATTTCAATAGCACCTTTGGTACGTTGTTCTTTTGAAAATCCACCTTTGCCACCAAGACCAATATTTAAACAATTAGGATTTTTTAAAAATTCTTCATTTACGATTTCTCGTTCTCTATTATACATAGATTTTGAATCTTCAAAATATTCTAAAATTTCTCGTTTAAAATTAGCTACACCGTGATAGAATAGTGAATTTTTGAACTTTTTACCCGAACCCAAATAACCATCTTCCAGATTTCTTGTTTCGTGTACACCAACATAAAATTTATTATTTTTCATATTAGTGGTTTTGTACATAAAATATAACTTATCTCCCATATCTATAAGTATAGAAAAATTTTATTTTAAGTAAAAGAGCGAATGGGTGGATTTGGACCACCATCTTCATACCGGAAGTATAACACTCTACCTTTGAGCTACACTCGCATTTTTGTTTTTATTTTAAAATAATTAAGGGAATCACGTAGTCGAGTGTGTTTTGAATCTGAAATCGAAGTAACTCATTTACTTACCACTTTATTATCTTTTGAGCGAATAGTGAGATTCGAACTCACAACAGTCTGATTGGAAATCAGAAACTCTACCATTGAGCTATACTCGCATTGTATATATAAATATATAAAAATATCTCAAACGTTAAAAAATCAACGTTTT